GCAATCAATCTCGTAGACCAGAAAATCTACACAAAGAATAACGGCAATAACATTGTTGAAATTACTGGAGCATATGTTGACTCAGTAGCACCAGCTAACCCTGTTGAAGGTGACATCTGGTATGACACGGGTTCTAACCAACTTAAAGCATACGATGGCTCTAACTTCGAAGCGGCAGGCTACCAAACTGTAGACGCTCTAGAAGATGTTACACTAACATCAATCGCTTCTGGCGACCACCTGACATGGAACGGCACAGCATTTGTAAACTCTAACTTTGAGACAGATGTTGAAGCAATTATGTCAGTAGTAGATGCTGGTGGCGACGGTTCTTTAACTTACGCTAACGGTGTTTATACATACACAGGCCCAAGTGCGGCTGAAGTACAAGCTCACATTACTGCGGGTACTGGTGTAGCTGTAGCTGGCGGTGTAGTTTCTATCGGTCAAGAAGTCGAAACAACATCAGACGTAACATTCAACAAAGTAACTACAGACTTAATCGAAGGTGGCTCAACAATCACTATCGACCCTGCAGGACTTGGTGATAACACTGGTACAGTTGTAATCGCTGGTGACTTAACAGTTAACGGTACAACAACAACAGTTAATTCCAATACAGTAGCTATCGGTGATTCTATCATCGTGTTAAACTCAGATGAAACTGGTGCGGCTTCCCAAAACGGTGGATTTGAAGTTGAACGTGGAACAGACGCTAACGTATCTTTCGTTTGGAATGAAACAGACGACAAATGGGACTTAAACGACGAAGAGTTACAAAACGTAATTCTAGACGGCGGTTCATACTAAGCCCGTACAATAGATTTGGGGGTGGCTCTATAGTCACCTCCTCCTCACACATAGGAAAGAAGCCCAATGGCAACTAAAATTATTCATAAGAAATCTTCGGTAGCGGAGAAAATACCTTTATCAACTGACTTAGAAGTTGGGGAACTCGCGCTTAACCTTTTAGACCGAAAGATATACTCAAAACAGACAGACGGAACCGTTGTAGAAATGGCTCCTAATGTAATAGACAGCGAAATAACTTCGTTTGGCTCTTGGACACTTGGAGAACCGGGTACTGCAGAATGGTCAATAGTAGAATCAAGCGGCTCTATACTATTTAAGTATGGTGCTGTTACCGCTATGACCTTTAGCTCAGATGGTGGAATAAACATAAGTGGTGATTTATACCAAGGTGGCACTGTACCTAGCACACCTATTAACTCAGTGGTTCAAGGGAATACTGAATGGTCTTATCACCATTCGACAACTGACTTCTTTTTCCAATATGGACAAACAAACATGATTACAGTAGATGAAGATGGTGACTTGATAGTTCCCGGAGATTTCGAAGGTAACGCAACAATATCGGGGAATACCGCTTCTAGTTACTACTTCTACTTTAGTGGAACACCCGTAATAGAAATAACATCTACAGGCGACTTAAAGACTGTAGCAAGCTTAGACACAAACGCAACAATTTAATGCTAATAGAAAAGGAATTCGACGATGGCAATTAAAGTAACAGGTACTACAGTTATAAATGGCTTAGGTAATATCGAAAACATAACAACAATTAACGGAACAGATTGGGCGGCTTTAGTTGCTCAAGCGGCGGCGGGTGATGCTGTAACTGAAGCAGAAGTGACTGCTCACGAGGCGGCTCTAACTATAACTGAATCACAAATCAGTGACTTAGGTAATTATGAGACAGCTGACGCAACAATCTTAAAAAATGCGGACATAGGTGTTAACGTACAATCTTACGATGCGAATATCGTTTCAGACGCTACTTACGTAAAGACAGATGAAAACTTTACTACAGCTGACCACACTAAGTTAGACGGCATCGAAGCTTTAGCTGATGTAACAGACACCGTTAACGTAACTGCGGCAGGAGCCTTAATGGATTCTGAAGTTACTAACTTAGCTGACGTTAAAGCATTTGACTCAACGGACTATGAGCCAGCAGATACTACCATCCTTAAAGACGCTGACATTGGTGTTAATGTTTTAGCTTACGATGCTAATGTAGTATCAGATGCTAACTATGTGGCTACAGCAAACGACTTTACAACAGTTCTTAAAGACAAATTAGATGCTATCGAAGCGAGTGCTACAGCTGACCAAACAGGTGCAGAAATAAAAGCTCTATATGAAGCTGAATCAGACACTAATGTTTTTGATGACAACGCTCACGACAAGTTAAACGCTATTGAAGCAAATGCTACTGCAGACCAAACTAAAGCTGACATTGAAGGTCTTGGAATTGAACTTCCAGCAGCTAACCTAACAGGTACAATAGCGGCGGCTCGTTTAGACACAGCAACAACACAAGCTGAAACAGATGACTCTACTAAGATTGCTACAACAGCTTTCGTTACAGACAAAATCGAAACACTTATCGGTGGCGCTCCGGGTACATTAAACGACCTTAACGAACTAGCGGCGGCTATCAATGATGATGCAAACTATAACACTACATTAACTACTGCTCTAGGTACTAAGTTACCAAAAGCTGGTGGAACAATGACTGGTGATATTGATGGTGGTGGTAACAAAGGTTTGTTTGCTAACATGTATGCAACAACTGGTGACTTGCCAAGTGCTACAACATATCACGGTATGTTTGCTCACGTACACGCTACAGGTAAAGGTTACTTTGCTCATGGTGGTAACTGGGTTGAATTAGCTAACGCTTCTGACGCTTACTCACACCCAACACATCCGGGTGATGACGCTTCTGTAGACACAGGCGCTTTAACAGGTGCTACAGTTATATCTGACTTAGATTTTAACATCACAACAGACACTAACGGTCACGTAACAGATGCAAATGCTACAGTAGCTACTCGTGATTTAACATTAGCTAACTTAGGCTATACGGGTGCAACAAATGCTAACTACATCACTAACAACAACCAAATAACTAACGGTGCAGGATACATTACATCTTTCACTAACACAACTTACAGTGCTGGTGCTGGCCTTGATTTATCAGGTACAACTTTCAGTATTCAGAGTGACTTACGTGATAACGTCCATTATGTTGGTCGTGATGGCAATGACTATATGTACATTGGTACAACATCTATGGACTTCGTCTTAGATGGCAACGTAGACATGCGCCTCGAAAACGATGGTGACTTACACGTTGATGGTAACGTTGTTGCTTACTCTACAACAATTTCAGATGAGCGTCTTAAGAAAGACATCGTTAAGATTGATGGTGCTTTAGATAAAGTAGCACAACTTGGTGGTTATACATTTGAATACTTAGCAGATGGCAAGAAGTCTGCTGGTGTTATCGCTCAAGAAGTTGAAAAGGTACTGCCTAGTGCAATAGTTGAAAACAAGTTACCTCTTAAAATGGGTGATGAAGACGAAACTATGTACAAGACTGTTCAGTATGACCAATTAACAGGTTTATTAATTGAAGCAATCAAAGAACTGAAAGCTGAAATTGAAACATTGAAAGGGTAAGCTATGCCAGTAACTAGTAGTGGTCAAATCAGAATAAGCGATATAATGACCGAATTAGATATCACTGGACAAACTGCTTTAAATGATGAAGATGTCAGGGGCCTTATTGATAAGGCTTCTGGCACTCAGATGGCAATGAACGAGTGGTACGGTGCACAAAGTGCATTTCCATTTACATACTCAGGCACTAGCGATACCCCTACAAGTATGAGCACATTAGCTACTGCGGCGGGATGGGACGGTACGGTTCCGGTTATAATGACGGTATCCTCAAGTGCTTATGTGCATTCAAACACAAGAAGTACTGCGGCTTTAACAATAGACGTAGCAGGTTCAACCCTCATAAACAATGGTAAAATAGCAGGTCGAGCGGGTGGCCAAGACACTGACGGCGGTGATGCTGTAAGTATTACGGTTTCCGGCGTTACTATCCAAAACAACTCTGGTGCATTTATTGCCGGAGCAGGTGGCGGCGGTGGCGGTACAGGTGCCGGTGGCGGTGCTGGACAATCAACGCTTAACTCAGCAAGTGCAAGCACAAGTTCGGGTACAGGTTATCTGTGCTACGGTGGTTTAAACCGAACAAACGGTTCTGCCAGTGGTTGTTGTGCGACCTTCGGCTATTCAGGTAACGGTGTTGGTGGCCCTCAAGGTGGACAAGGTGTCTCTGGGCAAGCATGTGGCGGCGGTAGCTGTTTATCATGTGGTTCATTCTATGGCGGTGGTTGTGGTGGTGTAAACTTAAGTGGTTGTGTAAACAAAGCCGGTGCAACTGGTGGTTCTGTATTAGACGCATCATCTAACGTAAACGGTTCAGGTTCTAACTACGGCGGTGGTTGGGGTGTAGCGGGTGGTAACAGTGGCGGTGCCGCTGGTGAAGCTATTGCTACAGGTCAATCTTATACCTATACTAACAACGGAACAGTGTACGGGAGTGTATAATGAAATTAGCAAACAAAGAAACAGCGCAAGAAAGACTTGCAATTTGTAAAGCGTGTCCGTTCTATAAACTTAGAACTTGCACTAAATGCGGATGCTTCATGCCTTTTAAAACTAAACTTTTAGGGCAGTCGTGTCCAGAAGGTAAATGGTAATAACATGTCAGAAATATTTGAAGAAGAAACAGTATTAACTTATTTTGCTAACACCGGAGAACAAGACTACGAAACTTATGAAGAAGCAGAAGCCGTAGTGTTAGGGCAAATAGCAGAAGTTAAAGAAGACTTCAGTAAATTAGTTAAAGCTAAACTAGTAAAGGTAAATGAAGACGGAAGCTATACTACGCTTTCTGGAACATTAAATCACGAGCAGTTGTCTAACTTGCCTAATTCTAACTATCTTGTTTACTCAGTTTGGGCAGGGGATGGGCAACAAGTGTTTTGCAACAATTCTCAGAAAGTTAAATCCTTGATTGAGTTAAACTTAAAGAAAAGGCTTGAGGCTATCTCTCATGTTATGTGCGAGACTATGACTGTGCGTGACCAAACAAATGATAGAGGTTTTGTGGTGCCTGAAATAGTAATAGTAGAAGGGGAAGATTACCCCCATGACTTGGGTGAAAACCCTTTAGGTTCTGACTATGTTCAAAACGGCATAGGTCTAAATTTAACAACTAATTTCGAGTATAACAAAATATTAGTAAATGTTTAAGGTCGTAGACCCTAAATACTTTTTAGATGCTGACAGACTAGACTTCATGTGTAAATACTTATATGTGAAGTCTAAGTCTGAAGGCTCTAATCATAGGCATTATAAAAGTATATACGAAGAACACATATTTAAACAGACTAGAGGCATAGAGCCTACTGATATGCATATCATTAATCAGCCTCGTAAGAATACAGTAAAAGACTATACTGATAGTTTTGACCGTTTAATTAATAACTTTAAAACACACGGATACAATCAGGACTACCCTATACACTGTAATTCTATAAAAAGAATAAATAGTGGTGCGCACAGAATAGCGTGTGCTCTATACTACAAACAACAAATCCCTATTGTTATGCACAACGATACGGAAACTAAACATATCTGGGATAGAGCTTGGTTTGAAAGCCATAGCTTCCCTGAAGAAATTATTATAGAACTGGAGGAAACCTTTGTTAAACTCAGTTGTAATAGGTAACGGTAAATCCCGTAAAGACAAAGACTTAAAGGCTATACATAACGCTAATATAATAGCGTGTAACTGGTTCTTTAAGCACGAATTCGAGCCAGACGTTCTAATAACCTCTGACGAAGATATCACTAATTATATATTAAAAATGTATCCTAACTTTAGGTGCCATTATAAAGCTAAAAACAATTACTCGTCAGGAGCAACAGGTACTAAAGTTGCTATTGATAAGTTTAAATCAGACAATATATTTTTAGTAGGTATGGATTTCTTTGGCATAGATGGCAAGGTAAATAACGTATACTCTGGAGAGTTATATTATACTCCAGAAAGCTTTATAGCACCAGACAGCACTGGCTGGCAAATACAGTTTGAAACAATTATAAAAGAAAACAAAAAGGTTAACTTTTATCATGTTGACCCACACGAGAAGAGTCCTAAGAGACTTACTCGATTGACTAACTTTCATAAAATAAATTATGAGGGTATGATTAATAAATTAATTAAAGGAGAAATTAAATGACTGAAATTTCAGTACAGGCTATAGACACTAAGCTTGACACAGTTGATGACAATGCCAACTACATAACCAACAATAACCAGTTAACTAACGGTTCAGGGTACTTGACTTCTAGTTCTACACTTAGTTCTGCCAACCTGTCAGGCGCATTGCCAGCTATTGATGGCTCTAGTTTAACAGGTGTTGAAGGCGTACCTTCCGGGGCTATTGTTATGTGGTCTGGCCAAACTTCTGCAATACCTAGTGGTTGGGTTTTGTGTGACGGAAACAATAGCACACCAAACCTTACTGACAGATTTGTTATGGGAGCGGGTGCATCAAACGAAACAACTACAGGTGGTGCTAACACTAGAACATTAGGTACGGCTAACATTCCAAGCCACACTCACACTTTTTCTGCGACAACAGCTAGTTCAGGCAACCACAACCACACAGGTTCTACAGCAAGTGCAGGAGCACACACGCACAGTATTACTGATTTGGGTGGTGTGGCTTACCCACAAAGTGGTGGTAACCAAGGAAACCAATCAGGTTGGGCAAGAACATCTAGTACAGATACGTCTTCTGCAGGAGCACACACTCACACCTTGACAATAGATAGTAATGGTTCACACACACACACCCTATCGGGTACAACAAGCTCTACAGGTTCAACTACTGGTTTTGATAACAGACCTTCGTACATGGCCTTAGCTTACATTATGAAAACTTAGGAGGAAAACTAAATGACTCAAATTTCATTACAAGAAAATGACACTAAACTAGACGGCATCGAATCGGGAGCTACTGCAGACCAAACTGATGCTGAAATTCGGGCGGCAGTAGAGGCCGCAACAGACAGCAATGTATTTACTGATGACGAGTCTCTTAAGTTGTTTGGAATAGAAACAGCGGCCAACAATTACACACACCCCACAGGTGCGGGTAACAATCACATACCTACTGGTGGTGCGACAGACCAAATACTTACGTATTCATCTTCTGGTACAGCAGTATGGGCAGACCCTGCTGGTGGGGGAGGTGCGCCTACAATCGTTATTGCGTCTCCTACTACAACAATATCTTCATCGCAAACTTGGACCAAACCGGGTTCTATTGGAGATGATGATTGGGTAACATTCTACCTTGTTGGTGGCGGCGGAGGCGGCAAGAAAGGCGCTTCAGTTCACGCTAATGCTAGTGGAGGTGCCGGTGGCGCAGGGGTAATCTTGAGCGTTAAAGGTTCTGACATACCCGCAACAGTTGTTATGACTATTGGGGCAGGTGGTTCTTCTAACGGAGGTGCCGGTGGCGATACTTCAATGGTTGTTACAGAAGGCACTCTAACTGCTCCGGGCGGTGCTGGTGGCTCTGGTTCATCTGCCGTTACTGGCCCTGATGGATACTATGGATTAGAAACAGTCGGTGGCTTTTCTGGTGCAATAACAGGCACAAAGTCTAATGGTGGAGACGGTGCCGCAATCGCTACGAGTACTTTAGGAGCGCACTCCAGTATTTATGGCGGAGGTGGTGGTGCTGGTTACTGGAACGACGGTACAAGTCATCGTGGTCAGCAAACTTTTGGGGGTCACTCCGAGTATGCCGGTAACGGTAGTGGTGCGTCTAACTCAACAGGCACAAACGGCTCAGTTCCGGGCGGAGGCTCTGGTGGTGGACCAACTACACCGGGTTCTGGCGGAGCAGGAAACATTCGTATCTACTACTAATCAAAACTAACAACAGTCACCCTTCGGGGTGGCTACACTTTACTCAAACATAAGGACTATTCATGTCAAAAAAGAATTCTCGCTTTGCAACTAAAAAAGATTCACGTATGCCTAAATACATGAGAGAAGAGGATGAACGGAGAAATCCGAATAAGTATAAGAAATTTAATACTAATTTTCATGTCTTACCAAAGAATGAAAAACAAGATGACTTGATTAATGCAATAAAACATAACCCAATAACAGTTACTATAGGCTGTGCAGGTACCGGAAAAACGTACTGTAGCGCAGGAACGGTAGGGCAGTTATTTATGTGGGGAAAATATAAGAAGATTGTTCTTACAAGAGCAAATGTTCCTACAGGAAAATCCCTTGGACACTTTCCGGGAACTGTAGAAGAGAAGATGACACCTTGGCTGATGCCAATGCTAGAAGTTTTGAGTAAAGCTTTTGGACAGGGCAAGTATGAGTATATGCTTGCTAAAGGTGAGATAGAGATACAACCTATCGAAACAATAAGAGGTCGTTCATATGAGAACGCTCTCGTGCTTGTAGATGAAGCACAGAATTTATGTATGGATGAGCTAAAGGCGATAACAACACGTCTAGGAGAAAACTCTAAGCTAGTGCTTATGGGAGACCCTGCTCAATCCGATGTTAAAGATGGTCGAGACCTTATGACATTCTGTCGTAAAGTTAACAATGCAGGGTTAGAAATACCTGTAATTGAATTCGGTGTTGAGGATATTGTTAGAAGCGATATCGTAGCTGACCTAGTAAGACTATTTATAGAAGAAGAAATGTAACACACAGAGAGAGCCTCTGGTAGCGTTTGATGGGGACTATTATCAAGACGTTGCTAGAGGCTGTCCTCGTGCCACTTTGGAGCAGAGAGTATGGAAGAAATAGTAAAAGAAGTAGCCTTAGACAAGGCACGAAGAATAATAAACATGAGAGCATTACTTGCCGGAGAATATATCCGAGGTCATAATGACTGTTTTGCTTTCTTATTAGAATACGAAAGAGCCTTAAGGGGAGATGCCTCGTTAAGCAAAGATATAGATATCACATACAACGATGAAGTTGAATTCATGGCAGAAATAACTAACCTTGGTTATGCGTCTTTGGAAGCCTTCACAATAGCTATGGGATTTGCGCTAGTAGAAAACAGAGAACCAACTACTGGTGATATAGCATTTGAGACCATTCAGGGTCAATCAACCGCAATGATAGCGGAAAATAATTATTGGTTCTCAACTCACGAAAGTAACAAAGGCGTAAGGCCACGTCGAAAGCAGATATTTAAAGAGATTAATCTTACAATACACGCTCGACCAATCGATTTAGGAACATAAAATGAGTACATATTACTATAAGGGTAGCCCTATATTAGCACCGCTAACTATAGAGAGCAACCAACCTATTTTCGTTAGCGACACTGTTTCTTTGAAACAAATTAGAACAGCTATGAATGCTCAGAGATGGGAAGTATCTTTTGATACAGCTACAAACGATAATGCAGTAGAATTGCTACTAGCTTCTTGTGACGGTCAAGCTAATGTTGCTACTATGATAATGCCACAATTAAAAGAAGTTGATGATGCTTATACAGCAGACGGTGACTACGTAGTTAACAACGGTCCGCTTTTATTCTCTGATGGAATAACTGCCGCTGGTTCAACTACTATAACTATCCACAGACTAGAGGGTGTTGGCTTCGTACCTAAAGGTTCTTTTATAAAGTTCGCTAACCACACTAAAATATACTTGCTTAAAACTGCAATAAACTTAGACACCATGTTGCTCACAGATACAGTAGACATAGAAATATACCCAAGCCTTAGAGTTGCTGTACCGGATTCCGCTCAGATAAAACTAGGAGCAGAAGTTCTTATATCTTATTTCCCAAGCATAGATAATGCAAAGGGAATTACTTATCAGGATGGTATTCTCGCAAGTCCGGGAACTACTACAATAATAGAGGCTTTGTAAGATGAGAACATTTTCAACAGCAGTATCTCAAGCTTTATCGCAAGACTATGTAGAATACTTCTTTTTAGTAGACTTAGAATTAAACTCAAACTACTACATGACAACACACTCCCAAGATATAGTTGAAAACGGTTACGTATACACTGCTAACGGGGCTATATTCAACTATGACCCTCCTAAACAGAACTCTGTTGTGGATAGAGATGCGTATAAGATTGCCTTTATCGACCCTAATAATCAGCTTATGCAAGAAGCTCGTGCAGGGATAGTTGGTAAGGGAATTAAAATACGTGCAGGGTTTGTACATGACACTCTTGGGCCACTTACAGGTGTGAATGATTTGGTTTATGTTTATAGCGGGTACGTTGATGCGCCTTCCATAACTAACGACTTTGAAACAAAGATATTATCAATAGAGTGTTCTTCACCTATGGCTGACTTAGATGCAGTTAAGCCATTCTTTACAACTAAATACGGCATAGCCCAGTACGATACAGGTGATACTTGTTTCGACAGAATACATGATGGCTACAGCTTACAACTTAAATGGGGTAAAACATAATGGGTATAGAAGTACAAATAGCTATGTTCATCTTATCAACCGCATTTCAGGTTGACCAACATAAGAAGATGAAGAAGAAACAACAAGCGGCGGCAGAGGCTCGTAAGGGTTCTCAATTCACTGTTCAAAGTGATGCGATAGCGTTGCCCCTTGTTTACGGAAAACAACTACTGGGTGGTGTTCAGTTTGACCACACGATAAGTCCAAACTATAACCACAGAGCGCCCGATGCTAACACTAATAGCTTTATTAATGGTATGGGGTCTAGTGTATCAGGAACTAAGAATGAGTTCATGTATGCTAAACAAGCTATCTGTGTAGGCGGTATTAACCGTGCAGTGCACGTAACTGTCAACAGCAAGGCTTGGAATCACAGAGAATACCAACACGGACAGCGTATAGTTGTACACCCTAACGGCGGTGCGTCTACTATGCTTACTGCTAATGGTTATTCAAACTTAGATAAGTTTACAAACATAGCGTATTCAGAACAGGTGTTCCGTCTTGATAGAGATGAGAACAATTACTCAGGTGCGCCTAACGTTCAGTTCTATGTTGAAGGTATGAAGATAAGAAAGATTACTAACACTAGTGGAACGTACACAGTAAACACAACTAGAGAATATTCAAACAACCCCGCCTACGTATTGTTAGACTACTTGACTAACTCTACTTACGGAAAAGGTTTGGATGACACGGAAATTAATTTAGAAACATTTTATAACGCCGCACAGGTTTGTGAAGAAACAGTCCTAATAGGTGCGGATATTGCTGGACACGTCAATAGTGCCAAGCCCTATTCTAATTATCCTACATATGCACAATTCCCTAACCCGGATACTTGGGGTTTTGAAGACATGTATCTAAAAGACGATGCTACAGGAAACTATTACAGTTGGTCTAAAACTGGTGGTGACAAAGATAACCCTACAGGACAATATGTTCCGGTTACTTTACCAACTAGAAATATACCTTTGTATGAATGTAACGTAGCATTAGATACCGAAAAACCTATTAGAGACAATATTGAAGCGATTATGACTTCAATGAACTACGCAGAACTTACTTGGGACAGCGATGGTAAATATAAGCTATCTTTAGAATATCCTGAGACCGAAGGCGAAACTACTGCTTTAATTACTCAAGCTTTTGATAAAGATAGTATTATACTAGACAGTTTCAACACGACATTCCCTTCTGCTTCTGATAGATTTAACCATATGACGATTTCTTATTTAAACGAACATGAAGACTTTAAATCAGACTCTGTGTCTTGGCCACCTAAAGGCGGTGCTGTACATAGCACTTATGTAGGAGAAGATAATAACCAACAGTTTGAATCTTCAGTCTCACCAGATACTATAACTGACCCTTATCACGCTCTTGCAAAGGCGGAACAACTAGTGCGCTCTTCTAGAGCAATATTCACAGTTGACTTTGTAGTTAACAGAACCGGTTTAAAGACAGAGCCGGGGGATTTTATTACAGTACAGCTTGATGAAGCGGGCATGACTACTGCTGAAACTTTCAGAGTTCAATCTGTAGAGGTTCAAGAAAACTTTAATGTTAAAATAACTGCATATAGGTTTAGTGAAGATATTTTAGCTTGGAATATTGCAGACGGTATTGCTTATCCAAAGGCAGAGATATATGACTTCTCTACACCTAATGTAACAGCCTTATCACTATCTCAAAATGCTTTAAGGGAGTTTGAGTTTGGTCAATTAAATTGGTCTTACGCAGATGACGCGGGTAATGGAAACTTTACTTACGAAGTGTGTTATAAGAAAAGTTCAGATGCTTCCTTTGTATTCTTAGGAACAACTAATGCTCTTAGCTTTAACTTTGGGAGACTAGTAGACATTGAGACGAATTCTTTATATGACTTTAAAGTAATTGTAAGAACACCTTTAGGGCAAAGAAGCTCCGGTACTACGATATCAAATGTAACGGTATCTAACGCTCCGGGTGCTGTTGTTGCGCTTACTGCTACAGAAGAACTTTACGTAACTAACAACGCCGCTGGTGTTAAATCAAGAGCGTTACTAGAGTGGACACCTGACCTTTCAGGACTTAACCCTGCTTATTATTTGGTTGAATACAGGAAAGCGGGAGATGTAGACTTTACTTCATTAGGCACAGTTTCTGCTGACCATATTACAGTTCCAGACGTATCTCACGCTATCTATGATTTTAAGATAACACCTTATAGTGACTTTCATATTGCGGGTGCGGCGGTGACGTTTGTTAAGACAAT